CATTGCCAAGCAACTCTGAGAATGTGTCAAAATCGACAGTCTCAAACCGCCTAGATAAGCCAAAGAAGTCCACGTTGGACGGGGGATTGGTCTTGTGGTTATGTGTGTGAGGAACTCTTAACACACGTGCCCCATCTGCTGTGACGGCAGGGTCAGCGTTAAAGTCTTGTTCCGTACACAGTCGTTTTAGTCTTTCCGCTACAGGGAACCAGTCCTCGTAGCAGACCGATTCCGATAGGAACCAGTATACGTGTACACCACGGCCCGAGTTGACCATGGTGGGTTGTGGCAGTTTATTGCGTTTGCAAAACTGTCTGAGGGCTTTGATCGCTATCTCTTGCGATTGGAAGTCTTTGCTTGGCCCACAATCGAGATCGAGGAAGAATGCGTTTAGGTATTTTATGTTATCTACTTTACGTGAACCTGCCTCTTCAAACGTAGCTAGTCCGTAATAAACATCGAATCCTTCTTCATCAAAATTGTGTGCGGCATCGACAACGGCGTCTATAGAGTCATAGAATTTCTGTGCTTTGCGTTCGTCCGAAGATCGTGCGGCAAAAACACAGTAGTAGCCCTCACTACTCAGCGCCTTTGTTAGAAATGTTTTAGTTTCCATTGCCCCACCTGTTGCCTAAAACGCCACGGTAAGGAAGAGGTAAAAAACCCTACCGTGGCGAAGTCCGATTACCTTGTTTAGACGACAGATTTATTCGTCGTCCCAGTTGTCGATAATCGAACTAAGATCGTCGTCAGCATCAGGCTTGGGTTCTGACTTTTTCGTGACGACTTTCTTTGGCTCCTCAACAGGTGCGTCCTCGGGACTATTATCGAAGACGGTTTTAGGCTTTGCTTCTTTCTTTGGTGCCTCTGCTTTCGGTGTTTTATCCACACCGTCAGTTTGGGCAACCGTGAACGTGATAGCCTTCAGAGTAGCAGGGTCATCTTTTAACGCAACCACTTGCTCTAACTCGTTCTCATCCAAGGGGCGAACCGCCTTGAAGAACAGCTTGGGTACACTGCTATTCTTATCGAAACGCATGTTGGTAACGATAGCGATAGCGGGTGTATTGTGGGCGTTCAAGAACCGTGCGTAGGCTTGCATCGGCATGTTGCCATCCTTGGCTTCACCAAAGACAGAAGTCGCAGGTAGCTGAAGCTGATACACCTTATCAAGTTGTCCTTCGAGGGCAACGGCTAGGCGTTGTGCGAAACGACAGGCACGGCCTTCACCTTGTCCTGACCCCTTAATATTCTGAGGGCAGTCCATACACCGCTTCGCTTGACGTTGATCCTCTGGCACCTCGGGTGCAGGTGCATCGGTATCGGCAGACCAACAAGTCGGCGGCGTTGGGTTGGATGGGTTGTACGTACCTTCGTAGTAGGAACGCGAGATTTTAGCGGCGTTAAGAATAATCATGTTCATGTTATTCTCATCGCTTACGGAAACTTCTTCTCCGTTAATGATTTCACGGAATGCTTTACCGTTAAGACTGATGCGGCGGTTTTGTTCGCCCCCACCAGAACCACTTAACAGGTTGTTGTTTACATCTTGAAGTTCTTTGAACAGGTCACTGTTCGCAAGCGCATTGTTTTCAAACAAGGTAATATCGGACATATTATTCTCCTTACATGTCTTCGTCTAAGCCGTAGACAACTTCGTCGTCTACATTCGATACCATCGCTACAGCGGCGACAGCCCCAGTGCCACTTGCAACAGCAACGGCAGGTGCTTCGATTTCCCGCTTCGTAAGCGCGGCGGCTACGTTATCAATAGAGAAACGGTACGTGTTCCCCACTTTAATGTAGGTGTCCTTGGGTATATGCCCTTGGCGCACCCATGCTCTGATCGTCGATACAGAGACAGTGAAGTGCTTTGCCACTTCTTCGATAGGTACAAAAGGTCCAGTCATGATTTTTTCCTCACAGATATGACGTATTCCGAATCCACGTTGAGTCCTTTCGGCACGAGGTCGGGGTTCTCTTCGAGGAAGGTTCGCACGTTCGTTTGGTTGAGCCGCTTTTCCAGAAACTCAGGCACACCATGCTCCATAACAAATTGGTGCATAGCTTCCCAGTCGCTAGTCCAGTAGCGCGTCTTAACGGAACGGTAGAATATTCCCTCTGAAGTCTTTACACTCTCCAGACCGTTGTCTTTGCAATAGTCCAGTAGTGCCACTTTGACCTTATCCAGTTGTTGGTTAAGGTCATCTTCTTGCTTCTTGAACTCCGCAGAAAGCTGAGCCTTCTTGTCACGGATTTTCAAGTAAACACGCGTCAGCTTTTCAGCTAACTTTTCTTCCTCACTCATTTTGTTCTCCTAATCGCACGACATAACTGTCGGGGTGTTTACTCTACTAACGCCTTGTACGCTAGTCAAGCAATTCTTTGTAAAGATCAATCATTTTTGTGTGGACGTCTATTCTGCTATCTAATAATGCGTAAACACGTTTCTCTACGTGTGATCCTTGTAGCTGCACGACGGTACACTTCTGATCTTGTCCTGACCTGTGAACACGTGCATTGGCTTGGGCGTAGGTCTCCAACGAACTGGTCGGACCCCACCAAACCACTGTGTTTGCGGCTGTTAACGTGACACCGTGCGCGGCGGCTTGTGGCTGGATCACCAGTACACGCGGGTTATCTTGGCTTTGGAAACGACTGAAGATGTCGGTACGCTTTGGCGCAGATACGTCACCACGGATAACCTCAGTAGTTATACCGTCCGCTATCAGCTTCTCTGTCAGTATGTCGATGGTGTGTTTGAACGGCACAAAGACCAAAACCTTCTTACTGCTTTCGTCGATAACCTCACGCAGAACCTTGTAGCGGTGCTTGATGTCAAACTCCAGTGCATCTCCGCCATCTGTGTACACCGCACCAGAAGATATTTGCAGGAGTTTGCTCATGTTGATCGCCGCATTCGGCGCTGTGATCTCTTCCCCTGCCGCCTGTAAAACAAGTTTATCTTTGAGTTCCTTGTAATACTTGGCCTGTTGTCGCGTAAGTTCTACCTCACGTTTGACGTACACCATGTCGGGCAGGTCGAGACACTCTTCCTTGGTAAATCTAATGGCGGGTTGCAGTGCGTTGTAGACTGTATCGGTCGCTGTCTCTTTCGGCTTCCACTTAAACTGTGTGACCTTGTACATCACTTGGTCGCGGAACGAACCAAAGAACCTCGGCACCCCATCGGGGTTGACTAGCTTGGCGATACCGTACGCATCCAACGGCGATTGTGCCGCAGGTGTGCCTGTCATCATCCATAGCCAAGTCTTGTCGGTTACCAACTTATTCAGTGTCTTCCATCGCTTGGTCTGTGCGTTCTTATAATGTGTGGCTTCATCGACAATGATGCAGTCGAACCCACCGTCCGCAATGTCTTCGGCTACAATCTCTACACCGTCATAGTTAATGACCACGTAGTCAGAGCCTTCGGCGATGATCTTTTTGCGCTTGTCTTTGGAACCGTACGCCACAGAAACCGTGCGGTGCATGGCAAAACTAAACAAGTCATTACGCCATGCGCTGTCCATGATCGAGAGCGGGCAGACAATCAACACGCGGTTGACCTTGCCTTGTTTCATTAGGAAGTCGGATGCCCAGATCGCAGACGCTGTCTTACCTGTTCCCTGTTCATTGAAACAGAAGGCTTTCCGGTTAAGAGTGAGGAATGACGCAGTAACACGTTGGTGGTCGTATGGCTTGTACTGCCCGGGCCAGTCGTACTTCCCTTCGATGGGTGATGGTACGTTTATGTTTAACTGCTTTAGTGTGTGCGCCTCATCAACGCCCCAGTTCACTAAGACTTCATTGTTTGGTAACGCTCGGCTTTTCTCGACAAGTTTCGTTACTTTATTTGGGTGACGCAGACGCAACAAGAGCGCCTTGTTATCTACAATCTTCACTATGTTCTCCATCGCAACGCCATACGGCGCGGTGTTAGTGTCGCACTAACTATTTCTTTTTGCGGCCTCTGCTCAACGCACCGCCAGCCGCACGATTTTTACTGCGGCTCTGTACTCTCACGCCATCTTTGTTCGTACCCCCACGAGATAGCGGCTTCTTGTGTGCTACATCCTTGCCTTCACGCTTGTCGGCTTTGCCGTTCTTGTTAGCGTCTTTACCTGTCTTATCCATCTTGCGGCGTGCACGCTGTCGCTCCATACGATCTGAGTGCTCACCTCTGGATTTCTGCTGTTGGTATTCCTTTTTGTAAGGACGTGGCTTGTTCTTGTATGGCATCAGTTGCTCCCATTATGTGGACACACGGTAACTTGGCAGTGCCGCTTGCATAGTCCATTCGGCCTCGGGTTCCAGACATTGGCATCGGCGGCGGCTTTCATGGTGTTGTACTTACCTTGCCATTTCACCCAAAGCTGTTGTTCGTCAAATTCATCGTAGCTTGCCTTGATAAGGTCGTTACTTACGACGAACACTAGCCCTGCCTTTACCTTCTTAATATCGGGATAGTGCAAGAACACTGACATTGCCATGAGTTCAAGCTGACCTTTATCTGCGTACTTTGCGTTTTTCCCTGTCTTGTAGTCGATGACCCAAGCCACTTCCCCCAGAGTATCCACAATCAGTAGGTCGGCAATCCCTCTGAACCACACGTCTTTGGAATAGAAATCGCATGGTCTAAGGTCTTCGGTTATGCCTAACTTTTTCTCGCATAGCTTGACCCCACGCTTGGCGTTCAGGGAATCGAGCACTCCCTGTGCGTACTCAAACTTCTTAGGGAGTGCCTTGCTATCTTTTATGTAATCTTCTGCGGCTTTGTGAAACTCATTGCCGTACCGAATGGCATCGGTTTCGACAAACGGAAACTCCTTGAGTATCTTTTCGTGGTAAAACTGCTTTGGGCATTGCTCGAATGCCTTGATTTTACTGAATGACCACGGTGTTATACTCACTCACAATCTCCGTATGATTTGCCTGTTCCACTTTCACAGTTGATTGGCAGTCCTTCTGCCCAGTCTGGTGTCCACCGCATACACTGCTCAATATACGCTTGGGCTTCATCGACTTCGCTATCAGCGACACAGCATACAATCGAGTCATGCACAGTTAGTACAACGCGGTATCTCTTAGTAATTTGTAACATCTGCTCACCAATAATGCAACGCGCTATCGCTTGGCAAATGTTCTCTGTTACCTTTCCACCATATATTCTGGTGCGTCCGCGCCGTGTCTTATAGCTGTACTCGATCCCTCGCTCACCCTGTTCTCCTGATAAGTCGTCATAACGTATCAGCAAACCTGATGGCAGCTTGATCCCACGTTCCGATCCCAACACTTCCAGTACCCCTGCCTTACCGACTTGGATGCTGTCGCCGTTGACCATGTAGCGCACCATGTTCTGGCAGTCGCGCCATAACTGATTGATTTTCCAGTTGGCTTCACGGTAGATGTTTATGATCCGACGGGCCTCGTCCAGTTCAACCTCTTGTCCAAACGTGTTTAGCTGTGCTTGGAACTTGAGTGCACCCATGCCGTAACCTGCACCAAGGATAGTCGTCTTACCTACGAACCGTTGTTCTTTGGTGACGTCCTCCTCGTCGCATCCATAGATACGTGATGCCATCTTTACATACACATCTTCACCACGTGAGAAGGCTGTGGTCAGGTCGTCTTGCTCGGCAAGCCACGCCAAAACCCGCGCTTCGATCTGTGCGCTGTCAGCATCAATCAAAGTGTGTCCTGCTGGCGCGAGGATGCTACGCTTTAACTTCTTACCATTTGGCCCACGGCTTGGCAGGTTCTGCATGTTGATCTTGTCATCACCACCCCATCGCCCAGTGTGTGCGGCGTAGTAGCGGACAGGTACAGGCAGGGTGCCACGTTTACCGATGTCGATGAACCGCTGAGTCCTCGTCTCCTCCAGTGTGCTCTTCGTACCAAGACGTGCGGCAACAACGGCTTGCACCCTGTCGTCTTCGTGGTCAGCTAACGCCTTGAAAGCCTCGTCGTTCTTGGCAAACGCAAAGGTCTCCTTACCAGTCGTCAAGCTAACCTTGGTCGGTGGCTTAACACCCAACCCTTCTAACACTTCCGCAAACTTGGGGTTAGACATGAGATCGTCTTTACACACACCTGCTGTTTCAAGAAGCTGATCCTTCCGCTCTCGTGTGTCTTCCAGATGTTGCTCTAACAACCCAATATCCAACTCCAATACAGGGTCGATGAACATGCGCAGTGTGCAGTCGATCAACCTTAGTTCAGTTTTTGGGAATCCTTTTTTAAGGAAAATGTTAAAGAGTTTGTAGGTGAGTTCGACATCGTTGACGCAGTAGTCACCGTACTTGTCGAGGTCGGCTTCACTGAAATCGTCTCTTCTTTTTCCGAGGGCGTTGATGACTTCGTTGCCTTTAGCGCCGATGCGGTATCTTTCAGTGAGCGCCCTGAGACTTCCACCAACTTCCACCCCATGTAGAGCACGGGCGATACAAAGAGTATCGGTATACAAGCGAGGATGAATGCCAAAGCGCCAACTAAGAATGGCACCGTCAAACATAGTATTATGAGCAAGCACCATAGCTTCTTGCCAGTTGAAGGTTCCGAGATAGTCTCTGATTTGTTCATGTGTTCCACTCGCCCATTCAGTAGGTTCATTGTTGACCTTCACACCTACACCAATCACCTCAAAGCGAGGGTCGCGTACGTATTCTTCGGTCGTGATCTTAGACAGGGAATAGTCCCTATCGTAGTAGGTTTCAAAATCTAACGTGATAAGGTCCATCACTTCACCTCTAGTAACTTCTGCATGTAGTGACCCGCTTTGTCCAAGTCGTTGGCGTTCTTGGTTCGGGCAAGATACTTAATGATGTTGCCCTTCAAGAACCCAACAAACTCATCCTTAGTCATCCACGCTTGCATTGCGTCCCAAGGTTCGACGGATAAACCCACGTAGTGTTTCCCACCAACCTGTCGTAGGTTGGCGATCTGTGGCTTTTTTGCGGTGCTTTTCGCTTCCTCCTCGAAAACTTCTTTTGGTGTGCCGATCTTCTTCATCAGCTTGTAGACGTAGCCATACGACACGCCTGTCGCCTTAGCGACTTCGGCAGGGGTAGCGAGTTTATTTTTGAGCAGATATGCCCAGACCTTTTCGGCCTTCGGTGATGACTTAGTAGCCATGGTCGTTCTCCTTTTGCGCGTACGATAAAAATAAGGCACAGACCCTCGTACGGAAAAAGTCTATGCCTGTAGATTTACTCAGGTGCTTTACTTGCTTTACGGAATGCGTACTTCGCACCCCACGCAAAGAACCATCTCATTGGTGACCACCATGGGGCTTTCAGCCACGCGGTCTCACAGAGCACACCAATATCGGTCCACTCTTTCTTAGTTCGTTGTTTCGCCACGGCGCACCTCCCATAAGATACAGGCTTTGCCCCATTGCGTTCTGCCACGTTTACCACTGTCCTTGATGCGTCTATCGTTCGACAACTCAGACAGACGTGGTTGCACAGACACATACGGACGCTCTAACATCTCAGCGATTTGCTCAGTGCTTAGCGGGATGGGTGCTTGTGTGAGTAGTTGGTAAACTTGTTCTCGTAAGGTAACCTTCTTACCCTTACTGTCGTCAGCGGCGGCGAGACTTGTGTCCCGATGCTGATAGCCGATACCCTCTTCGGTGTATCCCATGACGTTCTCCTTTTCGCGCAGTCCTCAAACTGGATGTCCGTTGAAGTCAAACTCCAACTGTCGCGGATCGTTGTAGCGACCCGCCAAGGCGTAACGCACGTCTTCAATGTTCTCTTCATTTATAACGAGTGCTATACCTTGGTTCTCTTTTATATCAGATAGGTTCTTTTCTTGCAAGGGTGTTGGTTTGTTTTTACCTGCCTTGCATTCTATACCAAAGAACATCCCCTTGTAGCATCCTATGATGTCAGGGACACCGCTCTTACCGTACCCACCCGTCACAGGGTAGAAGTAATACGCGTTAAGTTCTTTGAGTATGGTGGTGACTTTCTTCTTCACCTTTGCTTCGGGTGTCATTGCCATGGCGTTCTCCAAATCTAAATTCATCTATGACCGTTCCGCGACACTGACTGCATTGACGTGTTATCTTGCGTTTGTCATACACGTAGGTGTCTTCCACCAGTCGTAACGTAGCCATACACCAAGGGCAAAGGTTGTCTTCTAATCGCTTTTGAATTTCACCCTTATCTTCCATTGCGTTACCCCTCGGAACTGGTTTCACAAAGTGGGTGGGGAGCGGCGA